TAGTTCTTCTAACTCTGTGACATCCGTATCAGGTTCAGAAATAGTAACTCCTAAAGGACTATAACCTTCGGCTGCTCCAACACGTCCTCCTTTAGCTCTTTTGTAAACTATCTTTTGAGTTTCATCAAAATCTGTAACGAGTTCGTTTTTTTTGGGTGCGTAAGGATTATCGCCTTCAACATTTCCTTCCCACGTAAATCTTTCTTTAATTTTTTTTGTTGCTCTATCTACAGTTTGTTTTGGATTCTTTGCTATATTTACAGCTTTACCACCTACTTTTGTTGCAGTTGATCCTACAGCTCCAGCTACTGCACTTGGAACTGCATCAACACCTTTAATATTTTCTCTTATAGTTTTTCCGCTTTGATCTTTTGCATTTTTTGCATCTTTTATTATACTTCTTTTTGCTCTTTTTTTAACTAGTTCTCCTTTAGCTTCTAAATCTTTTTTCTTTTTTTTGGCTACATTAATAGCTTTACCTACTACTTTAGTTGCTCCTTTGATTAAACTTCCAGCTATTGCCATTATATCTCCATATTTAAGTGGGGGTAAAAACCCCCACCATTAGTAGTAATTATGAAAGTAAAGCAGTTCTAACTTGAGTAGCGCTTGCTGTAGTTACGATTAACATATCTACTACACCATTCGAGCCACCACTGTTTACTATGATTACATCTCCAGCTGTCAATTCAGTTGTAGATAGTAAAAAGTACTCGTTGTCATCTATTGTACCTATTGCGTCGCCATCAGCGTAGTACCACATGCTGTTGGTATCTCCCATTTGAGAGATTTTTTTAATAGGGTTTGCTAAAGCGTATGCCATATCTATCTCCTATTCCGCACACTTCTGTACTCTGATACCGTTATCGTCAATCAGTATTGATCCCATACTTAAGTATGAAGTCATTAAGTGAGAGACTTTTTCAGGTATATAGTTAACTTCTGTTCTAACTTCTGATCCAATACCTAGACCCATTGATGACTTGTGCCAACAAACTGTGTGTCTATCAGTTGATCCTGATGTATCTAGACCTGAGAAAACGAATGTTAAGAAACCTAAGAATCTCTTAGCTGTGTAGTTCATACCAGCATAAGGTAATTCTGAGTTTCCTAAGTACTCACTTCTTGTCCATTGATCATCAGATAATAAGTCAGACCATTGTTTTGGACCGATTGCCCAATATCTTTGGTTGTCATCTGGCACAGAATTTGTACCGAATAACGCTTGCATATCTTTAAACTTGTCGACATTCATGTCAGTAGCTAAAGATGTAGCACCATTTGCACCAGCATTGTTTGCAACAGTAGTTGCAGACGCCATTGCATCAGTAATGATGCTGTCAGTCTTACGACCTAAAGCATAAGCTGCATTATTTGCAATTACGCTTCTTTCGTCAATATTGGTTTTCAGTTCGTCTAGTTTGTCTACGTAATCAGACGCATAGAAGTCTGATAGAGTTGCAGTAACATTTGAGTGTGAAATGTTCATAGCAACAATCTCAGCATGTCTTGCTTTTGTAGTAGCTTCACCTGTTCCAACTTTTTGGAATTTTACAGATTCACCACTAACACCGTTTACGGTACGAACTAGCCCTTTGAACTTACTACCCATTCTTTGGTATGCCATATGTACTTCAGCCTCAAACTGAGTAATAAAAGCATTAGTAATTTGAGCAGACATTTAAACCTCCGTGTTTGCTTATTTGTTACCTAGATTGTCACAGAGGAGTTTGATTTGTTATCTTTACAGGCAAATCTAGGGCCTTAGTGGTCTATTGAGACCTTACTGACATATTTTTTACTTATTTTCAATTCACAAATATCAACAACATTTTCTCTTGGAATAACACAAGTGTCACCAATATCTGTTTCATTGTATGACATATATAAAATAATTACATCTGAATTATCTACTAGTAAGAAACCATCAGTATAATTGATAGCTGGTTTATATTTTTTGGCAGTTTCAGGATCAAGCCACTCAGAATGTGACTCTGCATCTCTCCACTTAACCCTGAGCCTCTTTCTTGTTTCCATAGTATTTTTCATATAAATTTGATACTTTGCTTATATAAGCTGGATCTTTATCTAACCAATATCGTTTATCTTTCATCATAGCTCTTAAATCAGATAAACTTGGAGCTGCTTCAATAGCTGTTTCTGTATTTGGTATTGGAGCATCTTTATTTAATTTCATTATTTCTTCAATTAATTTTACTCCATTTGCACTACTAGCAATTTTTGCCATAGTTTCATATGCATCAGTAGATAGATTTTTCTTTGACCATAGTTCAGCAGCTTCTATTCTAGCTTGTGCATTATCACCTAAAGATTTTTTTTCATCTTCAGCACTAGGCAAAGCACTAACTTCATTGTTTACAAATGCGTTAATACCTTCATTAAATTGTTCCTGAGTAAGCCCATTATCTTTGGCTGTTTTTTGCCACCATTGTAGTAAAGGCATATCAGCATTGATATCGACATCAACTCCCTCTTCCAATTCAGGTTTGGTAATTTCGTAGTTCTCAGGTACTTTAGCTCTTTTTTCTTTTTCAATATCTTCGCGTACTTGTTTGGATAATTCATCTGTTCTTGCTCCCAATTTTTTTTCTAGTGAATTATAACTTGCTGAAAGTTCTTCAACATTTACTTCATTTAAATCTTTATTCCAAAATTTTTCAGGAACATACTCAGGTCTTTCTTGAGTATTTGTTTCCTGTGTTTCTTGTGTTGCTACTTCTTCAACCATTCTTTACCTCGTCTAATTCTATTTTTAATTTGTTGTAACATATACCTTTGACCTTCTAAGTGCCATAACACTCTAGTATCAGCAGTAGGATTTACAGTAGTATTATTAACAATACTATCGAAATAATCCAATATTTTTTTACCATCTGGATCAGAAAATACTGAAGCAAATATTCTATCTAATTCTGCTATTTGCTGTTTACTGTCTTGGCTCTTGTGTACTAGGGATTCCCAACTCATTTTGTGCCATATTAGACTGTTGAGTCATATTTTGCAACTCTTGAATTATCTGTTGTTGCTCTTCTGGGTTTCTAATAAGTTTTTCTGGTAATCCTAATTTATCTGCAATATATCTAGCAACTTCATCTTGCTTAACAATCATGTTAAGAATTTGTGGCCCAAATGTTTGAGCTAAGATACCATTAAAGTTATTTACAACTGCTATATCTTGTTGATGTTGTGCTTGAGATAAAGGAGATTGAGATACTACTTTTACTTCTCTATTATCAATTTTAGGAATCTCAATTCTGCCTTGTTTAGATAGTATTCTAATAACTCTACGAAGTACAGGTGTTACAAACTCTGCTTGTAATCTACCAAATGATGATCCTATTTGTCTTGATAGATCAGACATTCTTTCTGCAACTTCTGTAGCAGACATTGGTGTTCCTTCAGGTCTACCAAGTGTTTCC